TCAAATCCGCAGCAGGAGTATAAATAGAGGTAGACAACCTGATCGGGCGACATCGGTAGCTGATCCCTGCCGGTGAACCCAGCCAACAGCAAGGCCATGCGGGGCCGCATCCCCGCGTGGCCTTTTTTCGTTGGCTCGCCTGACTGGTTGTCACCTACTGGACCTTGCACCATGCCCGACGAACTCGACGACACGATCCGCCAGAACGCTTCCGGTCCCGCGAAAGCGGCCGGCGATGCAGGCTCGGTGGAGCAACACAAGCTCACCGAACAGATCGAAGCGGATCGCTACCTGGCCTCGAAGCAGGCGTCGAAATCGAAGTCGCGCGGACTCGTGTTCAACAAGCTCGTTCCCCCAGGTGCCGACTGACGTGCTGAATTGGTTGTCCAAACTGATCGCGGCCAAGCCACGCGTGAGCACGGACGCCCATGTGGTGCGGATGCTTCGCGCCCGTTACGACGCGGCGGTAACCAACGATGAAAACCGTCGCCACTGGGCCAATGCGGACGGACTGTCAGCCAACGCTGCCAACAGCCCGGATGTGCGGCGTCTCCTGCGCAATCGCGCACGGTACGAGACGGCTAACAATAGTTACGCCCGCGGGATCGTTCTCACCTTGGCAAATGATGTCATTGGCACGGGCCCGCGCTTGCAGATGCTCACCGACAACGCGGATGCGAATCGACAGGTTGAGCAGGCATTTACCTTGTGGGCCAAAGCAGTCGGCCTCGCCGAAAAACTTCGCACAATGCGGATGGCGAGGGCAACCGATGGGGAGTCGTTTGCGATCCTCACGAGCAACCCGCAATTGGCGACCGCGATCCAACTCGACCTGCGGCTCATCGAAGCTGATCAAGTCTGCACACCCGACCTCAGTTCGCTAGCCGCCAACGCCATCGACGGCATCGTCTTTGACAGCTTCGGCAATCCGGCCGAATTCCACATTCTCAAGTCACATCCGGGCGATGCGTCGGCATTTGGTGGAATCGATTACGACCGGCTGCCTGCGACGACCGTGATCCATTGGTTCCGTGCCGATCGGCCGGGCCAGGCCCGCGGCATTCCGGACATCATGCCCGCGCTGCCGCTCTTCGCGCAGCTGCGGCGTTTCACGTTGGCCGTGATTTCTGCCGCTGAAACGGCCGCCGACTTCGCCGGCATTCTCTACACCGATGCGCCTGCGAATGGCGAAGCGGACTTGGCCGAACCGTTTGAGCCGATCGAACTCGAGAAGCGTGCTCTCGTGACGATGCCCGGTGGCTGGAAGATGAGCCAGCTCCAGGCCGAACAGCCGGCGACAACCTACGCCGAATTCAAAAAAGAAATTCTCAACGAGATTGCCCGCTGCCTCAACATGCCGTTCAACGTGGCCGCTGGAAATTCATCCGGCTACAACTACGCCTCCGGTCGCCTCGACCACCAGACGTATTTCAAGTCGCTGCGGGTCGAGCAAACTCATATCGAGTGCGTTGTCCTCGACCGCATTCTTTCCGCCTGGCTGGACGAGGCCGCTTTCATTCCTGGCCTCTTGCCCGCGGGCCTCGGCCCGTTCGCCGAATGGAACCATCCATGGTTCTGGGATGGCCATGAGCACGTCGACCCGGCCAAGGAGGCGACCGCGCAGGCGACGCGGCTCGCAAATCACACGACCACGCTCGCCCACGAATATGCCCGCCAAGGTCGCGACTGGGAAGAAGCGTTGCGGCAGCGAGCCGTGGAAGTCGCGCTGATGAGCGAGCTTGGTCTCACACCAGCGACGTCTGATTCGACCAACCAGGAATTTCAGGATGAAACGCAAGACGAACTTGAAGAACAGGCCGCCTGATAACCGGCTGAATCTGGTCGCCAGTTCGGTCGAGCTCGAAGCTGCGGCCGAAGGGGACGCGCAGCAACTGCGCCGATTCACGATGACCGCCTACACGGGCGGCGCGATGCAGCTCGTCGGCTGGCGATATCCGGTCGTCGTCGATCTCCAGGGACTTGAGGTCGGCCGTCAGCGCCGTCCGATCCTGCTCGACCATACCCGCGACGTCGACTTCGTGATGGGCCAAACCGATTCGGTCGTGCCCATGAACGGCCAACTCATCGTCGCCGGTCAGGTGATGGGCGATTCGCCCAAGGCGCGGCAAGTGATCGCGCTCAACGACAAAGGCTTTGCGTGGCAGGCGTCGATTGGCGCCCGCGCCGATCAGGTCGAGTTCGTTGCCGAAGGAAAAACGGCCCAAGCGAACGGTCGCGAATTCGCTGGACCCGTCAACATCGCTCGCCGTGCGACGCTCGGCGAAATCAGTTTTGTAGTCCTCGGGGCGGACGACAACACGTCGGCCCAGATCGCTGCCACCCAACCGAACAAGGAGAACGAGAAGATGGCCTTCAACGAATGGCTCGCCGCCCAGGGTTTCGATTCCGACTCGCTGAGTGAGTCGCAGACCACGTCGCTGCAATCGATGTTCGACCGCGAGCAGAAACCGGCAGCTCCTCCCGAAAACATTCCCTCTCCGACCCAGACGCTCCGCGCCGAAGCAGCGGCCGAAGCCGAGCGGATCGGCGCGATCCACAAGCTTTGCGCCGGCAAGCAAGCCGACCTCGAAGCCAAGGCCATTGGCGAAGGCTGGGATGTCACTCGGACCGAACTCGAGCTGCTACGTGCCGCACGTCCCGCCGGCCCTGCCATCCACACCAGCACGAAGAACCATTCGAGCACGGCGATCGAAGCGGCTATGTGCCTCTCGGTGAAAATGCCCGAAGAGAAGGTCCGTACTTGGTACGGCGAACAAACGATGGAAGCGGCCCAGTCGCGCGACCTGCGCGGAATCGGCCTCAACGAGTTGATGCACAGGGTGATCCAGGCGGCCGGCCTGTATGTGCGCCCTGGCCGAATGTCGGACGACACAATCCGCACCGCCTTCGAAGCGGACCGGACCTTGCGGGCCGCGGGCGGCGGTTTCTCGACGATCAGCCTTTCCGGCATCCTGTCGAACGTTGCCAACAAGGCGCTGCTGGAGGCGTACACGGCGGTTGCGAGCATCGCGACTCGTATCTGCGCTCAGACCGACGTCAATGATTTCAAGCAGGTGACCCGCTATCGCCTCACGGGCCAGGGCACCTTCGAGAAAGTCGGTCCCGACGGTGAACTGAAGCACGCGCAGGTGACCGAAGAGTCGTTCACCAACCAGATCGACACCTACGGCCGGATCATCGCGCTCACGCGGCAGATGATGATCAACGACGACCTGGGCGCGTTCCTGCAAATTCCCCGCATCCTCGGTCGGCAATCGGCGCTCGCGGTCGAGTCGGCAGTATTCACGCTGCTGCTCTCGAATCCAAGCAGCTTCTTCAGCGCCGGCAACAAGAACCTCGTCACTGGGGCCAGTTCAGCGCTACAGATCTCGGCGCTCACCACGGTCGAGCAGGCGTTCGCCGACCAGACGGACAAGGACGGCAAGCCGATCCTGCTCACGCCGGCCATTTTGCTCGTGCCGACGGCACTCAAGGTGACGGCCCAACAGCTCATGACCGAAACGCGGGTCAACGAGACGACGACGGCTGACAAGCCGAAGCCAGCTAACAACCCGCACGCCGGCAAGTGGGAGCCACTCGCCTCGCCCTACCTTAATTCGCAAGGCATCGCCGGCGGTAGCGCGACGGCCTGGTATCTGCTGGCGAATCCCGCCGACGTGGCGGCGATGGAAATCGCTTACTTGCGCGGCCAGCGGTCGCCCGTAATCGAGTCGGGCGAAACCGATTTCGACACGCTCGGCATGAAGTGGCGCGGCTACTTCGACTTTGGCGTCGCCATGCAGGACTACCGCGCGGCTGTGAAGAGCACCGGCGCGTAACCCATTCAACTTAACCGTTCATCACATAGGAGTTCGAGGACATGCCTCAAGCCACATTTGTTCACGAAGGCGCGAGTATCGATTACACGCCGGGCGCCGATGTCGCAGCAGGCGACGTGGTGGTCCAGGGAGAACTGGTCGCTGTCGCCAAGCTCGACATCAAAACGGGAAAACTCGGAGCACTGGCGGTCGGCGGCGTGTTTGATTTCGCCAAGAACACGGGCGTCGCGTACACGGTGGGACAGCTGTTGTATTGGGACGACACGGCAAATGTGGTGACGACGACTTCCGCGGGCAACAAGCTCATTGGCAAAGTCGCTCGCGCCGCGGCCAGCGCCGACACCACGGTACGCGTGCGACTGAGCCAATAGCAATGCAGGACTTGCTGCAATCCGGACAAGCCTGGCTAGCCGATCAGCTCCACGAGCACGTGGCCACGCAGGTGACGTACCGACGCAGCACAGATGAGGTGACTGTTCGAGCGACCATTGGCCGGACGCTCCTGAAACTCGACGACGGGTACGGCGGCGTGCGAATGGTTTGGACCGATCGAGACTACTTGATACGTGGGGCGGACCTAGTGCTGGGAGGCAACCCAGTCCAACCACAGCGCGGCGACCAGATTCGAGAAGTCGTGGGAGCGCAGACGCTCGTGTACGAGGTGCTCGCCCCAGGAGAGGAGCCACCGTGGCGGTGGGCTGATCCCCATCGCCAGATGTTCCGCATTCACACCAAGCAAATCGCAACCGAGGCCTAGGCGCGGGAATGGAGACGGTGGTTCGGCGCAAGCCGGCTGCCTGCTCCATTCGCGGGCCTAACTCGACGAGTGGAGGACCATGTTGAATCGTGCATCCATATCGGCGTTTGATTCGGGAACGGTCCGTGTTGGCGACGAGCTCGCAACGGCCGAGCCCTTATGGATCGAGCCGTACACCGCCGTTGCCATCGGATCGCCATTCGCTGGGGGCATGAGTGTGTACGCAAGCTTTGACGGCGACACCTATTACATGTACTCACCGGGCGTTTTTGTGGACCAGGGATACATTCGGTCGTGGAAAGCCCGCATTGCGGCGCGTTGGCTCAAATTCGTCGGCCAAGAGACTGCCGAAGCCCAGGCAATGCCTGACGGCACAATTCTGCAATGGGGGGCGAAGTCCTAAGTGGCCACGATCATCGACATTGCCGACTCCGTTGTCGCTGAAATCAATGCGACCGCGTTCAGTCAGCCGGTCACGGCAGCGCGGCACTACGCGCCGCAGTTCGAGATCGGCCAGATGGGCACGCTCCACGTCTCGGTCGTGCCAAAGGGTCTTTCCTCGAAATCCCTTGACCGCAGCCGCGACACGTTCGAGTACCTGATCGACGTGGCCGTCCAGCAGAAAGTCGATCAGGCAAATCCGCCGCTGGACGTGTTGATGGGTCTGGTGGAGGAAATTGCCGATCACTTCCGCGCCGCAGCCCTAGCCAGTTTTCCGAATGCAAGGTGCATCGAAGTAAAGAACGATCCAGTTTACGCGCCCGAACACCTGTCGGAGCTCGGCCAGTTCACGAGCGTGTTGACGCTCACATTCAAGGTGTGGCGATGATTGCAATGCGTGCCAAAACGAAATTCGATAAGCAGAAGTTGCTGGCAAAGTCCAAGCAAGCCAACTTCAAGAATCTCGGCCACGCCGGCGCTGCCCTGCGGCTCACGGCCCGGCGCAGCATTCGGACGCGGCAGAAACCATCACCACCAGGCGCACCGCCCCACACCCGTCGCGGCCAACTGAAACGGGCGATTGCCTATTCCGTGGACAAGCAGCGCCAAGTCGTGGTGATCGGTCCCGAGCGGGACACGGTCGGCAAATCGGGCACGGCCCACGAGTTTGGCGGTCGTTATCGCCGCGAACGCTATCCGAAGCGTCCCTACATGGGGCCAGCCCTCGAAACACTCCAGGACCGCTTGCCCGACTTCTGGGCCAGCTCGGTCCGCTAACGAAGGAACAGTTGCATGGCATTAAGACTCGGACTCGACGCCAAGCTATACCGAAAAGACGGCGCGACATGGGACCTTGTCGCCAACGTCCGCGATGTAACCCTCAACCTGGAAACCGGCGAAGCGGACGTTACCACGCGTGGCAACGACGGCTGGCG